CTATATATCCAGCAGTAGCAGCTGCATCTATTTTAACCTTTTCATCTGAACCAGCCTCTGCTGAAATAGTCCCATCTGTTATTGTCAATCCTGTTCCAGCAGTTAAAAAAGCCCAATCATCTTCTGATTCATCCCAAAACAATATTCTATCTGCACCAGGATCTCCTAATGCGGAAATTGAAGCTAATGTTGCTACTTCTGCTACTGTAAGATCATATCCTTCTTGTTTTTTTATGTTAAATCCTGGCATATTATTTTTTATTTTTTCTTAATTTTTTTAATGCTTTTTCTCTTCTAGATATTTCTGTTTCTCTTATCTTTAGATTTTTAATAAATCTTGTTTTATCTATTATACTATCTTCTAATTTTTTATTTTCTTCTAATAAATTTAATTTTTGTTTTTCTTTTTGTTTTATTTCTTTTAAACAATTATCAATATTTTCTTTCAATAAATATATATTTGTATCTAATTCTTTTACTTCTTTATTTTTATTAAATAATATTTTATTTATTTCTATCTCTTTGTTTTTAAATATATTTTCAGATACTTTTTCATCTTTTTTAAGATTATTAATATTATCCTTCCTTTTCTTGGTTTCTTTATCTAGTTCTTCCAATATATTATTTAATAATTTTATATTATCTTGTATTGATTTCTCTTTTTTCTTATTAATTTCAATTTTAGAATTAAATTTAGTATCAAAATTATCTAGTTCATCATTTTTTATTTTTAATTCTTTTTCTATATCATCTTTTATTAATGATAATTTAATAATTTCAGAATTTATTTTTTGAATTTGATCTGCTTTGCTAAAAAAAGACATATTTAACTCCAATTACCTCCTAATTTATCTCTTTTAAATTCAATATTCCAATCATATACAGCAACCTCTCCAGCTATTTCTGTTCCTTCTGCTGATATGTTTCTATAATCTAAATCTGGTCTTAATGTTAACTTTATATTATTATAACTATCGTATGACATTTTATTTATTTTTATTTATTTTAAGTTGTCTTACCGAATCTATCTACTTTCCATATATATTTATTATTCTACTATTTAATTCTATTGGTGTTGATACATATAAATTTGAAGTAGAATCATAACTCATAATACTTCCCAATTTGTTCCATTACAATATATTGTTTTAGAACTATAATTTGTATTAATTACTAATGTTGCTGCACCATCGATTGTTTCATCTCCTTCTGTATCTATTGTAATATTATTTGTTCCAGCTAATCCACCAGAATCTTTAACTATAATTTTTCTACCAGCAACTACTTGTGCTGTTGGCAATGTTAAACTTGTTACTGCACCTGTTGATGTATATGTAACTCTTAATAAGTAATCTGTTGGCAATAAATCATAAGTTGCTACATTAACTACTGTACTATTTGTAAAAATTTCTCCTTCATTTATAGAATTTTTTTGTTGTTTTATAGGAAAAGACATAATTTAATTTACTCCTAATGAAGCTTTTACTGCCATTAAAGAATCTGTTACTGTTCCTGTTCCTTTTACAGAAACTTTTATATATCTATCATTGCATTGAATTGGAATTCTAAAAGCTCCAGTCGCATCTATTGTATATTCAGATACATAAAGATTTGCTGTTCCATCATCTACTTTTTCACTAGATTCTTGATAATAATTAGTAGCATCCGGACTAAATTCAACCTTAATTTCTGCTGAAGTTAATGATCCAATAGTAAAATCAACATATAAAATAAGTTGATTGTATTGATTTGTTTGAGAAGCATTAGTTGTTTCTGATCCAATAACAGTACAAGCTACATAACTTGTTGTTAATACTGCTGAATCTCTAATAGATACTGCTTGTTTATAATCTATGTTCATGTTATTAATTTTAATTTATCTTTAAAGAGATGGCTTTTTATTGAGAAGCCATCAGAAACTCATTCAAAAACTAACTTAATTATTATTTAACAAGTTCTTTTTTAATAATTCTAATTGAATTATTTTTCATTCGAACTTTTAAATATTCTCCATCAAAGCATTCTTCAAGAATTTCTTTAACTTTGATAGGTTCTTCTTTAATCTTTTCTTTTATTACTTCTTCTTTAATTTGTTTTTCCATAATAATATTTTATTACTATTAAGCTTCTCTTACTATAAGACCAGCATCTGAATGGTTGTTTGCAATACCAACAGTTGTAGGAATTTTAGCAGCTGCTTTTGCAGCACCAAATCCTGTTGTAGTATATGAACCACCAACAACATTATTTGAGAATATTCCTGTACATCCTGTCATATCAACATATCTTGTGATTGAACCAGAACCTAGTGCTGGTAATACATCTGCAAATACATTTCCATCTACTGTTACACTAGCCATTCCTGAACCTCCAGCTAGATATAAATGACAATCTACACTTGTTGCAAGACCTTGAAAATTGTTTTTCTCAATTATTACATCTTGAGGAACTGTTTGTGCTGTACCTTTTAATACAACATCTCCAACATTTTTATAAAATGTATTTCCAGCAATTCTTACTTGCCAAGCACCTCCATTTGCTGACCACATAATTGCACCACCCGTTCTACAATCTGTCGCTGTTGTACCAACACAATTCTTTAAATGAGAATTAAGAATTGAAAAACCTAATGCTGTTTTTGTTGATCCGTCATCGTCTAATAAAATTCCTCCACCTGTTCCACCATATCCATTAATACCCATATTAATTAAAGCAACTCCTGGTGCTCTTACTGTTAAAATAGGACTTGTTGTTGTTGCCCCAACCTTTAATTGTGGTAATCCACATTGTGTTTTGTTATTAGAAACTCCACAAATTACCATATTTGCACCACCTGCAGCTGGAATAACAATATTCTCTGAATATGATTCAGGATCAGTTGCTGCGGCATCCATGTGCTTTGCTTTAACATATATGATACTTCCAGATTCTTCTGTTAAGTTTCTTAATGCAGCTTTTGTAACTGCTGCTTGAATTGTTAATTTAGCCTTGTCTGGACTATTTCCACTATTACCATCATTTCCTTTATCTCCATCTACAAAATAAACATTTGTGTGAGATCCTGAAAACATATCTACTAGATTTGCTCCAATAACTGGAAATGCTGATATACCATTTTGATAATTAGTTAAACTCATATTTTTTTATATTTATATTATTAATTTCATTATTTTCAAAATGTAATGGAATATATCCTAATCTTACAAGTAATTCATTTTTTGAACTATCTTGTTTATGACCATCAATTTCTATTACATATTTACCTATAATAAAATCTACTTCTCTTCCATCTACTTTTTGCTTATAAAGATATTTTATATGTTCTTTTTTTAATAACTCTATAAATTTTCTTTCAGCTCTTGTAGATGTTTTTTTATTAATTATAACTCTCATATTTTCTAAAATTTAAGCTTGGAGAGCAAAGCTTTAAATTATGTTGAAAGAGGTTTTTTAAATAGAACCTCTTAAAACTATTACTATTAGGCAGTTCCTACTGAACCAACAATTCCTACATAATCAGGAGCCATATAGACTTCTCTAAATTCTCCTTTATATATATAACTGTTGTTTACCTGATTTTGCCAAGGAACTAATACTGTTTGCACTCCTTGTCTTACAACTCTTCTTATAGAGTGGTTTCTACCAAGTAAGAACCAAAGTGTGTCTGTTCCAGTTGTATATCCATCTCCTCCAGCACTTGCTCCTAAATAAGGAGTAGTATAAACCTCTATTCCATATTTTGAAGAATAGACATTAATATCATTGTTTCCTGTTCCTGATCTTAATTCAGAATCAACAATTTCACATGCTGTTTTGAATAATGCTTGAGGAACTAATAATGCTGATGGTTGTGAACCCATAATTACTCCATCTTGAGCTTTTTGCTCGCTTAACATAACAATAGCTGTGTTAAGTGAAGCATCTGTTAAAGCTGAAGTTAAGTAGTTATCAATAGATGTTCCATTCAAAGTTTCATGTGAATCAGAACATAATGCTACTCCATCTGCTGCCAATGTTACTGTGAAAGCTCCTCTATATAATTCAAATGCTTTCATATCTTGAGTAGCTTTTGCATTCATAGCAAAGTTTCTAACAATATCTTTCCAAGCATCGTGCATATTGTCATCAAAGAAATTCTTTGAAACTTGTACACTATTTGCAAAATTTAAAATGCTGTATGTATATTTATCTCCAAATCTAGGAGTGGCTTGTAAAACAGGTGCTTCTTCTGCTCTTTCTGACCATAATCCTGAACCTTGAAAAATCTCTCCAATAACAGCCGCATTATCGTTTGAAGATTGCTTAAAAATTGCTGGTGTGTTTGCTGTTGCTACTCCTGGTCCTTGTTCAAATTCAAATTCTTGAAAAAATACTTCATCGAGTGCAGTTTTAACAACATTAGGATTTAAATTACTTGTTACGCTCATATTTCTTTATATTTATATTATTTATACTAGGTCGTTATACCTTGTTGCACCAACTTTTATTTCGAAATCGACCGTTCCGTTTGTTGCATCATAATCTACTATTCTTAATCCATGTACATTTTCATCTGATCCTTCATCTTCATCTACTGTATAAGTAGTTGTTGTTAAATCAAAGGCAACTGTATCGTATAATATACCAGCTGCTATATTTGCTGGTGTTGTTGCTGCACATCTGTATATAATTCCTGGTAATGGTAAATATACATCTACTGTTCCATCAGCACTTGAAGTTGCTGTGTCATCTGAAGCAGCAATACCAAATACAATATCTGTTCCAATTTCAGGATCTCCTGTTGCTAATTTAAGTACATAGTTTCCACCTTCTGCACCACTTAATTTAACTGGTTCTCCAGTTAAAATTTGTGTTGAAGAAGAATTTGTATAATCTTGTACTGTACAATTTAAAACAGCATTTGCTCCGTATGGATTATATACAATTTTTACATCGTTTTTTGCCATATTTATTTATTATTTATTTTATTATATTTTTCAGGTGTTATCCCTTGTGATTTTAAAAATGCAATATCTTTATCTGATAATTTATCAGGATAATCACTTTTTTCAATACCTGAACTTGCTGAACTTTCTGAATTTCCTGAAGAAATAGTGTTTTTAGATTTTAAAGCCGCCTTTAATTCTTCTGTCTTCTGTAATATTCTTTTTTCATTTGAAATAGCAAATGCTTTTCTAATATCATTTTTTATACTATTTTTATCAAATCCTGACTGCTTAATAGAATTTTCATAATGATATTTTATAAGATCTCTTTCAGATTGATTATCTGTTATATTGTTTATAACATCATCAATAAAATCAGAAGAAATATCATTTTTAAAAGATTTTAATTCTTCTTTTATAACAGATCTTATGTCTTCTTTTGATGTTTCTTCATCTTCAAAAGACCAATTATCACTTATTTCTTTTTTATCTTTTTTAAGCTTTTCAATATTATACTCGGCTTGATCTAATTGTTTTTCAATTTTTTCATTCTTTCTTTTAGCTTCTTCGAGTTCTGCTTTATAATCAATAGGTTCTCTTTCGACAGTAGTACCTTCTTGATTATCTTGTTCCTGTGAGGCTACAGGTTGTTTTTCCTCATTTGTATCAGTAGGAGCTTCCTGATCTTTTTTATTCTCCAAATTATCTTGTGTCATAATATTTTATCTATGTATAATGCCCATAGCCGGCGTTATTAATTATAAGCCTTTATTGGCTTAATTAGAGATCAGATATTACCAATATGTCAACAAAACCATGAAAAATGAATTATTGTAATCTGTTCTCTATTTAAACCAAAAAAGCAAACACATTTTGTGTCCGCCATTGTTTGGTTAGGAAATATATTTAGTTGTTAATAATATAATAACATTATATTAAAAATAAATCAACCCCTTTTAAAAGAAATCGTATTATTTTCTATTTTCATTATATTACCAGAATTATCTTTATGAATAGTTACGCTTCCATTATTATAATTAAAAAAGTTATGTTCTTCCAATATCTCTATATCGTATTGATATTCTTTAAACTTTTTAAATAACTCTATTTCATACTCTGTTAATTCAATTTTGTATTTTTTTAATTCTTTTTCCATTTTTATAAAAATTATAATATTCTAATAATTTTAATCTTCTATTTTTAATAGAATCAACTATAAATATTGCAACTTTTGAAAACATTGCATCATCATCTGTTTTTGAATGCTTAAATAATCTTTCTTGAGCTTTCCATTCAACATCTCTTAATAAATAATTATATCCATCGTTAATATCTAATATTTTTAAAGAACTCATAATACTTTCCACCTCTTTATCTGTCATTATTTTATTTCTATAATAAAATATTAAATGCTTCTCATCAAATCTTATAATATCATCTTCTATAAAACCATTAAATAAATCTCTTATTATATAATTAAAAAATATTTTTTTAAATATATTCATAATTATTTTTTATGCTTTTCTGCTTTAATAGCTAAAGACTTGAAAGTAATTTCTGTTTTCTTTTTTTGCATAGATCCATTTATTGCTTGTAAAAAATCATCTAATATACTTTCTGCTATAAATATTGGTAAAGGATTTAAAACATTTAACATATCTGAATGATATTTTGAATAATTATTGTCTTCTTCTTCTTTTATTATTTTAAGCTTTACTTCTTTTACTTTTTTATTTTTAAAATTAAAAAATCCTTGTTGAATAGTGTTTTTAAATACTTCAATATTCCTTTGTGCTTGTAAAACATCAAAATTGCTTTCATTTAAAATATTTAATATTTTTTTAATAGCTTCATCTTTTTGTTTTATTAATACTTTTTGTTCTTTTGTTAATACGGGTTGTTCTTTTGTTGTTTTTTCTATTTTTTTGTTCATAGTTTTTATTATTAATTATAATGTCTTCTTCTTTATTTTCTTCATCGATATCTATTTTTTCAATATCAATGTTTTCTTTTGTTAATGGTTCATCTTTTATAATATTATCTTCTTTCATATATATTAAATATTCTACTTTTTCTATTGCTTTTTCAAATAGATCAAATATATTTCCAATACTTTGTCCTGTATATTCTTGTAAAGACTCTACTGTTAAAGATTTATTCAAATCTTCTTGTGTTCTTCCATCAGATATTACTTTTCTATCAAAAATAATAACATTTTTAGATTTTTTAATATCTAAATCTTTTGCTAATATTGTTCTTATTTTCCAATCAAGATTTAACCAATCTTGTAATGGTATCTTTTGTTTCATAGTTATTGTGGTGTAATATTAGATTCTACACCTGTTAAGTTATTAATTAGTGGGGTTGTCTGACTAGGAGCAATCCCTGCTTGTTTTGCTATATTTGGCTGTTCTTCTCTTATATATTCATCTGATTTGTCTTTTGATTCCTCATAAGATCCTAATAAGAAATCTCTTGTGATAGCAGATTGATCTAAAATAGGATTTTGTATAGCTCTATCATATAATTCTAAATTAAATGCTTTCTTAAGAGCCTCTGATTTAACTGTTAAATTATCAGCTTCAATTTTATACAAGAACTTTCTATTTCTAAATATTCCAGGTAGTACTTTAATAATTTCTTTATTGTCTCCTTCTTCTTTCATTAAATCAAAACTTCTTTTTTCTAATTCTTCATCAGTCATTTCGGTAGGTATATTTTCATCAAATTCAATTATTCTTGTTTTGCTTTTACCTTTACTTATTTTGTCTAAATTAAATCTTTTAAATACTAATTCATCTTTGCCTGATATATTTTTCATTTCACCTACTGTTAAATGCTGTATAATATCTGTTCCAATAAGTAATCCTAAATCTCTTACAAGAAAACCAATCATTTTTCCAAATAACCCCAACATAACTCTTGCATTTTGCTCTAATTGACTTATTTCATACGCTGTTTGAGATCCTCGTTGACTTGTTCCTTGTTGTTGGACAGAAGATGAACTTTCTGTCATTGTCCTTTCAATTTGAACTAACGCATTATATCCGGCAGTTAAATTATTTCCTACATTTATTGGATTAATAGATGTTTCTTGATTTAATACTGTTATCTTTCCTGGAATTACAACTGAACTGTCAATATTATCATTTCCTGAAACTGCTACTGGTGGCATTAAGTTCAAGAATGTTCCATCTATGATCATTTGATATAATCTATCAATAACCTCTTGATCAGTAGCTAATTTATTTGTTAAACTTTTACCATAAAAAAATCTTGCATCAGCACTTATTGGCTCATATATTGTTTTAGCAAATGGATATAATTTATCTATTCTTGGATTTGGAGCATCAGGTTTTGTCATTAAAATTCCATTTATGAACAAAAGCTTTTCATCTCTTGATTTGTTCCAATACCATACTCTTTCGACTAAATATTCTTCGTCATTTTCATTGTATTTATCATAAAATGTATCTTGAATTTCGGAATATAATACTTGTATTCCAGCAGTTACATATTTAAAATTATTATATTTAGAATACATGTCTTTGGCAGTATTATAAGATATAACCTTTCTCCATATTAAATTACCCTGTTTTTGTATATCATCCTCATAATAATTCTCTATTAAAAGCTCATCACATGGAACTATTGATTGAATAAATCCTGACAATGTTTCATCTAATATTTCTTTATATTCCCAACTACCATCTTCTTTTAAATCTTTAATATTTCTAATTACTTCTGCATATTCTGTAAAAACAACAACAGCAGGATTTACACATGCTGATATTACTGCATATAAAAAGGTCATTCCATATTTAGAATTGTTTACAACCCACTCCATCAAATCTCTCATTACTTTTGCTGCTTCTTTGTCTTCTTCTTGTCTATCGTTTTGAGCATATATATTAGGATATAAAATAGCTCCTGTAATATGTGCTACAATTGAAATAACTTTGTTTCTTGTGGCTGGATTTACTGCATTACTTTTCCAAGCATAATCAGGGTCATCACTTCTTTCCTTTTGATATGTATTAAAGAACTTTTGATTTCTTGAAACTTCTTGAAGTAATGATCGATTATTAAATTCTGTAAAAGGTTTAGACATATTTGCCCACGATCTTTCAAAATCTTTTAAAACTATCGCATGCTTTTCTCTAGTTTTTTTATTAGGTCTATATGCTGATGGTTTTGTATCTTTTTGGTTTTCCTTTGTTAATAATTCCATATTTAATATAATTGTTTATAATCAGGAGTAAATGACTTCGATGTGCTTTTTTTTGTATGTTCCATTATTTGATTCATATATGCTAATGAATCTATACGGTCATCATGTTTACCAAATGGAAATACTAATAATTCTTCTTCTAAAGCATCGTCTATTCCGTTATTCCTATGTTTTATTATTCTATTTTCATAAAAAGGAACTAATCCTTGTATTCTTAATTCTTTTTTACTACTTGCCTTTAATTCTATTATGTTAAAAAATTCTCCTCTTCTTTGCATCTCTTCTTTTATAAAATACATCAAACTTTTCTGATATGCAACACTTTCTATTCCTACAGATATTAATTTATTCATATATTTTTGTTTGATATTAAATAAATATTCTATTATCTGTCTTGGATTAATTTTACCCGTATAATCTTCTAAAATATATATTGCTTGTGTATTTTTTTCTTTTCCTATTACTTGTATAGAAGTATTGTCTGCATTTGCTAATTCTGAAATTGCTAAATCTACCATTACATAAACTTCTAGCTCTTTATTTAATATATCTAATTTGTCGTAATATGTAAACCACTCTCTTTTAAATATTTGCGACTCTGAATTAACTGGGTTCTGTTGATACAATGAATTAAAATCATATATTCCTATCTGCTTTTTAATTTTTAAAACATCTTTAAGAGAATATCTACTTTCCCATAAAGCCTCTCCTTCTTTTCTTTTATATTCTTTTCCTTTAATATTCCATACTTCATCTTCTACTGCTATACCCGGCAAACTTAATAATGTCCATTCATTATCTTCATCCATTTCTTGTATTCTTCCTGCTAAATCATCTAAATGCCATCTTGTTTGAATAAGTATTATTGCTCCATCAGGAGATAACCTAGTAAAGGCTGTTGATGTGAACCAATCCCATGTTTTATTTCTTATTGTTTCTGAATTAGCATCTTCTCTATTTTTGACTGGATCATCTATTAATAAAAGATTTGCACCTCTTCCTGTAATTGATGATCCTACTCCTGTTGAAATATAACTACCTCCTTGTTTTGTCATCCATTTATTCTTCGATTGTGTATCTTCTTTTAATCTAACTTCAGGAAATATAATTTGATAAGCTTTATCTCTTACTAAATCTCTTGTCTTTTGTCCAAAGTCTGATGCTAAATCACTTGAATAAGATGAAGTAATAATCTCTTTATTTGGATTTCTTCCTAAATACCATGCTGG